CTCACCAAGGTGCGGATGACTATCCGTCCGGGCGGATACGACGATCCGAACGAGGGGTGGACCGGCGGCTACGCCACCCGCAACGACAAGACCGGCTCCGTCTACCTGAACGCCGAGTTCGTGGTGACGGAGGGGCCATACGCCCGCCGCAAGGTCTGGTCGCTGATCGGTCTGCACAGCGAGAAGGGCCCGGAGTGGGCCAACATGGGCCGCGCCTTCATCAAGGGCATCCTCAACTCCGCCAGGGGTGTCCATCCCAGCGATGAGACGCCCCGGGCCCAGAACGCCCGACGCATCCAGGGGCTTATCGACCTGGACGGCATCGAGTTCATCGCCAAGCTCGACTTGGAAAAGGACGCCAAGGGCGACGACAAGAACGCCATCAAGCAGGCCATTACCCCGGACCACAAGGAGTACGGGACGGTGATGGGGGCGGTGTCGGCACCCGCGCCGGCTCCGGCCGCCACTCAGACCGCTAACACCGCCAATGCTGGTCGCCCCAGCTGGGCGCAGTAAGGGGGTGGCCATGAGTAAACCAATTCATACCGTCAGCCACTACGGGGTGGTTCAGTTTGGCGACCTGGAGTGCGAGGCCGTCGTCCTGCTGGACGGCGAACGCGGGTACGTACGGCGTCAAATCACCCAGTTGCTTGGATTCAAGGAGCGGCACAGGGGTGACCGTTTTACCCGTTTTCTGGCCGAAATCTCCCCTAACACATTGTTAGATAACGATAAGTTAGGGGCGACAATTTTACTTCCATCTGGCCGGAAGACACAGTTCTTTCCCGCTGGGATCATCGCCGATGTGACGACCTCCGTGGTCAACGCAGCCATTGATGGTCAGTTGCACAAGGCACGGAAGGGCATCGTTCCCAACTGCCTGAAGATCATGAACGCCTTGGTCACCATTGGTGAGGTGGCGCTCATCGATGAGGCCACCGGCTATCAATACCATCGGGCGCCGGATGCCTTGCAGGACCTGATCGGAAAGCTACTTCGTCAGGATGGCGCCTCCTGGGAGCGACGCTTCCAGCCGGACTACTACCGGGCGTTGTTCCGGCTGTTCGGATGGCAATACCGGGGTCACGACAAGAACCCACCAAGCGTGATCGGTCAGATCACCCAGCGTTGGGTCTACGGCCCGGTGTTGCCGGCGGAACTGCTGGACGAAATCCGTCACCGCAAGCAGATCTCGGACAAACACCACCAATGGCTGACGGACGTGGGGCTGGTGCGGTTGGAACAGCAAATCCACTCGGTTACCGCCATCGCCCGGTGTTCATCCAACTACAAGGATTTCGACCGGCGCTGTTCGGCGGCGTTCGAAGGCAGTGCATTGCAACTGGGATTGATCACTGAAGAGCTGGAGGAGGTGGCGTGATGTCGGACATTCAAAAACAACGGGAAGCCCTGATCAATGTACTTCCGATGGCGATTGAGGTGCCGTCCACGGACGAATTCGACGACCCGACCTACCGCCCCCTGCTGGGACCGAAAGGCGCGACCGTCGGCGAACTCCGGCTGACAGTTGAAGATCTGAGAAAACGCATCACGGATGACCTTCTCAAGGCAGAAGTGTTGGCTTACCTGCTGGCTTGGGTGGCAAGTGCTGGTGCCGACGATGATGCGCGGGTGTCGGAGATCATCTCCCGCCACGAGGGGGACAAAAAATGATCCTCCGACCCCGACAAAAGAAGATGGTGGAGCGCTCCCTTGGGGCGCTCCACCAACACGACAACACCCTGGCGGTGGCCCCGACCGGTAGTGGCAAGACGGTGATGCTCTCATCGGTTACCGGGAAGATCCTCGAAGAGCCCGACGCCAAGGCCTGCATCCTGGCTCACCGGGATGAACTGACGGCCCAGAACCGGGAGAAGTTCGGGCGTGTGAATCCAAGCATCCTCACCTCGGTGTTCAACGCCAAGGAGAAGTCGTGGGATGGCCGGGCCACCTTCGCCATGGTTCAGACCCTGTCGCGGGAGGCCAACCTCAAGCGGATGCCCCGGTTCGATCTGTTGGTGATCGACGAGGCCCACCACGTGGCCGCCGACAGCTACCGGCGTGTGATCGATCGGGTGCGGGACAACAACCCGGACGCCAAGGTCTACGGGGTCACCGCCACCCCCCAGCGGGGTGATGGTCTGGCCCTGCGGGAAGTGTTCGACAACGTCGCGGATCAGATCACCCTGGGGGAGTTGATCGGTGCCGGTCACCTGGTGAAACCCCGCACCTTTGTCATCGATGTGGGGGCCCAGGAGCAGTTGAACAACGTCCACCGCCGGGCCGCCGACTTCGACATGGACGAGGTGGCGGCGGTGATGAACCGACGGCCCATCAACGAGGCGGTGGTTCACCACTGGCGCAAACACGCCGAGGACCGCAAGACCATCGTGTTTTGCTCGACGATTGCCCACGCGGCGGCGGTTTGCGACACGTTCCTGGATTTTGGAATCAATGCGGTGCTGATCCACGGGGAGCTGCCCGCCGCCGATCGCCGCGAATGCCTGGCCGCCTACGAGCGCGGTGATGCTCAGGTGGTGGTCAACGTGGCGGTCCTCACCGAGGGCTACGACTACACCCCCACCGCCTGCATCGTTCTGCTGAGGCCCAGCAGCTACAAATCCACCCTCATCCAGATGGTTGGGCGGGGCCTGCGCACGGTGGATCCCAACGAGCATCCGGGGGTGGTCAAGAGCGACTGCATCGTCCTGGATTTCGGCACAGCCACCCTGATGCACGGCTCTTTGGAGCAAGACGTGGATCTCGGCGGCAAGCTCGAGGACGACGCCGACGGGTCCGACTCGGCCGCACCGGTGAAATTCTGCCCGGAGTGCGACGCGGAGGTGCCCATTGCCTGCCGCGAGTGCCCCCTGTGTGGGTTTGCCTTCGAGCGGAAGCCCGACACCGCCAACCTGGTCGACTTCGTGATGACCGAGATCGATCTCCTGGGCCGCTCCAACTTCCGCTGGGTGGACCTGTTCGGTGCCGATGACGCACTGATGGCTGCCGGCTTTTCCGCCTGGGCTGGCGTGTTCTTCCTAAAGGGCCGCTGGTACGCGGTGGGAAGCGGCAAACCACCCCGGCTCCTGGCCGTGGGCGAGCGCATGGTCTGTCTGGCGGCGGCCGACGACTGGCTCAACGACCACGAAACGGCGGACGGTGCCCACAAGAGCCGTGGTTGGCTCAATCAGCCTCCGACCCCGAGACAGTTGGGGTTCCTGCCATCGGAATGCCGGGCCGACTTCGGGATGACCCGGTACGAGGCCTCCTGCCGGCTCAGCTTCGAGTTCAACAAACACTCGATCCGGGCTGTGGTGATAGCAGCCGGTTACCGGGAAATGGCTGCCGCATGAGGACGTTCGATGTCCCGCGAGAATGCGCCGTTTGCTCCCGCCAGGAGCGGGGGTTCGGCTGGGCCAACCCGAGGCTGCCTCGTTCCGATCCCCGGCGCCCGGCCAGCTACCGGAAGTTCTGCTCCCTGCGCTGCCAGGGGGCCTATTCGAATCTGATGAAAAGGACCGGAAAGATGATCGACCCCACGGAAATGGAACAGGCGGCCATAGCCGCGTGCCTGGGGCCCCTGGGCGACTACGTGGCCGCGCTGGGGCTGGACAAACCTCTGGCGGACTACACGAAGGACCAGATCCTGGGCTTGGTCGACGTGGTGGTGACCACCTACCAGGACCGGATGGTGGCCGGCCACGAGGCCCAGGCCGGGGTGCCGTTCTGATGCTGGACTTCAACCACCAACCGAAGTTCCACGAGCAGGTCACCGACCTGATTGATGCCGCACTCCAGGCGGAGCAGACGGAACAGCAGCCCCGCGACTACCTGGGCGGCTCACGCCTGGGGATTTCCTGCGAGCGGGCCTTGCAGTACGAGTACACCCACACCCCCGAGGATCCAGGTCGGAGCTTCTCCGGCCGCATCCTGCGGGTGTTCGAGGTGGGGCACGCACTGGAAGACCTGGCCATCCGCTGGCTGCGGCTGGCCGGCTTCGATCTGCACACCCAAAAGGCCAACGGTAGCCAGTTCGGATTCTCCGTCGCCGGCGGCCGCATCCGGGGCCACGTGGACGGCATTTTCTCCGGCGGCCCCGAGGGCCTGGGCCTGTCGTTCCCCGCCCTGTGGGAGTGCAAGACCATGAACGCCAAGGCGTGGAAGGAGACGGTCAAGAAGGGCGTGGCCAAGGCCAAGCCGGTTTACGCCGCCCAGGTGGCCGTGTACCAGGCGTACATGGAGGGGGCCGTGCCGGGCATCTCCCACAACCCGGCCCTGTTCACCGCCATCAACAAGGACAGCCAGGAGCTCTACTTCGAGTTGATGTCCTTCGACGGTGGCCTGGCGCAGGAGATGTCCGACCGGGGCGTGCGCGTGATCACCGCCACGGAGGCCGGAGAGTTGCCGCCCCGGGTGACCACCACACCGACCCATTTCGAGTGCACCTGGTGTTCCTGGCAGGACCGCTGCTGGAAGGCGGGTTGATGGGCGATTGGCGCGACTTCAACGACGCCCCGGACAGCGTGGGTGCGCGGACCATCGATGTGGACGCCGTGCGCCGGGAACTCTCGGACCGCCTGGAGTCGATGCTGGCCTACCTGTTCCCGAACGGGACCACCCGCAACGGCACCTTCCAGGTGGGAGACCTGCAGGGCAGCAAGGGCAACAGCCTGTCGGTGGAGCTTACAGGCGGGCGGCGCGGCCTCTGGACCGACTTCGCCACCGGCGAGGGGGGTGATGTGATCGACCTGTGGGCCGGGGCCAACGGCCTGTCCGCCCGGGCCGATTTCCACCGGGTGATCGAGGGGGCCGCCGAGTGGCTGGGGGCTGTCAGTTGGCA